TAGATCGTGATTGTGCCGGTAGCGGCCGAGACCAGCCGTTGCGCCTGCCGCCAGGCGTTGAGGCCAGGGAGACTAACTAGCTTATTATTTGCCCGTGATAGTTGTTCATCATTTGCTGCAATGACTGTACTGTTTAGATAATCTGCGATTGGTGCCAGTTGGCCAAATCCAAATTTGTTGGTTGTCATGCCCATGGCATCGCCGCCATCGAGCTCGGAAACACCGTTTACGTCGAACTTACCGGTTGCCGTAAGGTTGTCAATTGTTAGATTATCGAGCCGTGTTGGCGGCGGGGTATCACCATCTTTGCCAATGTCATCAACACCAATGACCTCGCCGGTGTCGGTGTTGATCAGCCCTTGATTAGTTACATCAAAACCATCCTTGTTGGTGCCGCGAATTTCTACCCTGCCGCCTTGTTCTGGTGCAAAGTTTGCATTGAACTCGTTCCTGGCACTCATCGTGCGGCGCCAACGAGGCAGCGCTCTGGTGTAATTCCAGAAACCCACACCGTTAAGATTCTGCCCCAGCAGCTGGATGAAGCTGGGCTGTCGAAACTCCAGGGCCCAGTTGGCGCGGCCACTGGCAGCACCACCACTTGGCGGTGTGGGAAAGTCTGTGGCAGAGGCGGGATCGAGCTCGCGGCTTGCTTCCGTACGCGGCACCAGGGCGTTGTGCGCAGCCGTGCTGCTGAAGCCCAGAGCCAGGAGCATGGCCAGTGCGCCGCGATAGTCGGTAGCGCTGCGCAGCTGATCGCGCACGCTGCCGGAGCTGGTGTAGATGGTGGCCCAGTTGATGCCGCAGGTGGTGGTCAGGTCAGTGCCGCCGTCGGTATCGGTGTCGAAAATCAGCTGCGGCGCTTCCAGAGAGGTTGGATCCTCGGCGTTGTAGTCCGACGCCTGCTGCACATAGGATTCCTGCCAGAAAGCCTCATCAGGCGTGCTTCCAGCGGAAACATGTGTGACGGTGGCGGTGAAGTGCTTGCCGGCATGCTTTACCGTTTCCCCCTTGCGATAGAAGCGGCCGGCGGCGTAGACCTCATCGGGACAGGAGCGGCGGATTGTGATCTCCGCCGACATCACCACCCCGGCACCTTCCGCTGGAATCTTGGTGGTCGTGGTCACGGCCAGCACCTCAGCACCACCAGGGGCCAGCACGCGATCAATGCCGCCGCCAGTCACCCCAGGCCGGGTCTGAAGAATGCTGTTGCGCACCGGCACCCTGGAGTTGGTGGTGTTCGCCAGCCTCAGCGATACCCGCCGCTGCGCAGAGCTGCGGTTGTCCCACAACCGCCGGATGTAGACCTTTCGACCGACTGCCAAGGATGCTCCACCCGTTGCCGTGCCAATCGGGAGGTTGGTGCCGGCTTGAAGCGCCGCACCTGTGATGTCGATCTCGGTGGCTGAGGTGCTGACCCAGGCATTGGCCGCCAGAGTGGCGCGCCAATCGGGGCCCCCTGGGTTCTCAATCCAGATCAGCGTGCCAGCGGGCAGGGAGTAGCCCTGAGCGGCCAGCACGGCGGGTATAGCCGGATCATCGCTAGGGGCCAGCGGCAGCTGAAGCGTGATCAGGCTGCCCGAAATGGCAGCCACGTTGCCGAGGCCAATCTGCCTCACGTTGCCGGTCTGATCGGCCACGCTGCGCGCCACCTTCAGGCGCCTGAGGTTCCAGTTCTGATCCAGCGGGTCGCTGTTGGGGGCATAGCCCTTGGCCACGGCCACGCAGCCACCAAAGTTGGAGGTGGAGTTGCTGAACTCCAGCTGGGCGCCGCTATCGGCAAAGTGATGGCGGCCAGCACCGATGGCAAACACGCTCACCATTTGCCCGAAGGCGCCGCTGATCAGGCTGACGTGGCGACTCATCCGCTGCGGCTTCATCCGCACGTCGTCGGCCTCGCTGTCGATCAGCTCCTGGTAGTTCACCGGCGCGCGCCAGGCGCCCTCCCGGTAGATCTGCCAGCAGCTGAGATCGCGCTGCAGGGAGATGCCGGTGAACTGGGCGATCACGATGGATTTCAGGCCCGTAACGCGGGCGCCATCCCAGAACGCTCCGCCCATGCCCCACTCGGTGCGCAGCGAGCAGTTGTAGACGTAAGGGCTGGCGCCCTTCACTGTGTCGGACGCCTCCGAAGGGTTGGCGCCGAACGGGCCCACAATTTCGTATTCCGACAGGCGGGTGACGGCCAGGGCGTTGGAGATGTTGCCGCTGTTGCTGGCGCCGCCCATGGCGGTGCGCACCTTGGCGTAGAGCTGATTCAGATCCGCCTGGCTGGCGGCCTGCACGCAATCGAGGAGGTGGTGACTGGAGTTGGCGCCCAGCTGGTCACGGAACGTGAGCCCGTAGACGTAGCTGGTGTTGGTGATCTTGAGGATTGCCGCTCGGTTGCTGTAGTCGACTGCCTCATCCGCCGCGGCCGGCACCCAGGAGGGCCTCACCGTGCATTGCCTGAGGCTGAGCGGGGCGCTGGCAGTGGCGTAACGGGGCAGAACAATTCCGCCGCTGTTGGGGTTGAAGGCGATCAGGTGGTTTGGTGTGGGCTCAAACCCCTCGGCCGGCCATTCGGTGATCGGAATGGCGCTGGGGCTGTTGCCGGGGTCGTTGTAGAAAATATGTGTGCCCGGGGCAAACTCAACCGCTGGGCAGTCAACCTGAGCGTCTTCTGAATTGAGGGTGAAATAACTCTTGCTGGTGGCCAGGACGATCTCAATCGCCACCCGGTTGATGGTGCGGAACGGGCGCTGCTTGCTGTAGCCACAGGTAAGGCGCTGGTTTTCGAGGCGCCGGAGCTTGGCCCTGATCTTGGCGGCGTCGCTGGCGCCGGCCGGCTCCTCAAACCAGTTGTAAGAACCACCCACGAAACGGTCCGTGCCGATGTAGGGGTTGACGTAGATCGTAAACGGGCTGTTGAGCGGATCGGCCGGCTCGGAATTGCCCGGGGCAATGTTGGCGTTGCCCACCAGCTGCAGCAGGGCATCCACCACCGCCGAGAGCTGATCCTTGGCCCGCAGCTGCCCACCAGCACCCACGGCGTTGCGAATGCCGGCAAGGGCGTTGGCGACGCTGATCCGAGCCATCTGCTGCTGCTTCTCCCCGCAGGCTAGGCAGGGTCCATCTCTGACAAGGGATGAGTCCGATCAGCGATGACGTGGCGCACGTCGCCGATTGCTGCGAACTGGCCGGAGATCTTCATCGTGTCGCCGGCCCGGGCCGACAGCCTCGTTTTGGTGAGGGCGATGTCGAACTCATAGAAGAGGCATTCCTCGCGAATAAACGCATGGCCATTGGAGTGGCCTCGCGGGCCATCGGCCACCAGCAGGCGGATTGTGGCGGTGCTGCCGTGCCGGCTGAGCTGCTGCAGCCTGAGCATCGCGGCGCCGGAGCTGACGCCAGGGCTGTAGGTGTTGCTCACCTCGCCAACGAACGAACCAGCGCCTGATGCCTGGCTGGCGATCACCGACCCGAAGGCCTCGCCGATCGCCTCGGTTTTGAGCATGCCGGCGTCGTCTTCCAGGTCCCATTCGAGAAGATCGGCTTGCCGTTTCCAGCCTCGCTCGTCCGCATCGGCGCCGGCCTCCTGGATCACCGCCGGCAGGACCGGCACCAGGTCCGCCAGCAGGTTTTCGGGCTCCTCGGGCCGGGGCAGGGCCAGGGCCAGGGCGAGCAGGGCCTCGGCGTAGCCGCTGCGGGTGCTGGCGACGCTAAGAATCAGCCGATCAAAGCCCACCAGCCGCAGGGGCAGCCGGCTCAGCTCGCCGCCGTTCACGGCAGACACCTCGAGGCTGTAGAAGGTGGCCCGCTCCAGCGCATCGCGGTGGATGAACACCGTGGCCTGCTGGGCAAAGCCCACCGTGCCGGCATGCTCCCAGAAGGTGGCGTTGTCGTCGGGCCCCCAGAACGGGGCATCGGCGCCGAGCCGGTGCGCGGTGGCCGGGCCGCCGGAGGCTGCATCACCCCAGAATGTGTGGCCATCGGGGCAGTTGGCGTAGCCGGTGCCAAGCACGTCGAGCGGCAGGCCCAGGGGGGCGGTGAGCAGCACCTGGTCGCCGTTGAGAAAGCCGGGCTCCTCCAACCGCAGGCGCACCACCGTGGCGGGCGCATCGATCACCGCATCGGTGAGCACCACCGCCGGCGGCCAGCTGCGGCTGAGGCTGAGGGTGCCGATCGTGCCGTCGATCGCCATTGATCAGAAGCGACCGCTCATGTCGCCGTTCACCCGCATGCTGAGCGAGCAGGCGATCAATTCGCGCACCCGGACGGGTGCACCGAGCGAGGCCGTTAGCACCTCCATCGTGAAATCTCCACGGGTGGAGCCCCGGCGGGTGACGATGCGCAGGGTGTCCAGAGCTTCGTTGTCGTCCCAGATGCTGTTGGCCATTGCGCATGCGGCGGCGTTGTCGGGGTCGTAGAGGAAGGTGCAGCTCAGCTGGGTGGAGCGCACCCCCTTGGCCACAGTGCCCGCGGCCTGTCCGATGCCTGTCGTTTCAAGCTCATCGCGGGAAACCGTGGGCGTTACATCTGTGATCTTCCCCACCAGCGAGCCGTTCCAGTACACATCACTCTGGGTCGTGTTCCTGACGCCCATTCCTGGTTGGCTTCATACCTCATCAGGAGGCTAGGCAGGGCCAGGCCTATGGACTGTTCTGCAGCCGTGCCTGGAGCTGCACCGGCAGGTTGCAGCGGCGGCGGTAGACCAGGCTTTGCTGCGGCGTGGGGGCGTCCTGCCCCACAGGCCAAAACCACTTCAGGCCCGCGCCGGTGGTGACCGACTCGATGAAGGTCCGATCGGCGCTCGAGTAGCCAGCAAAGAGGGCGTCGGGCAGGTCCAGGGCCAGTACGCCGGAATAGCTGGCGTGGAAGCTGGCGAGGATCAAGGTCGCGGCGTCCGTGCGGATGTTGCTGAACTCCAGATCAAACACCGCTCGCACCGCCACCGTGCCCCAGAGGCGCTGGTCTTCAAAGCCGGCCTCGCTCATCGCGCTGGTCACCGGATGGCGGGGCATGGTGAACCTGAAGCCCGTGGGTTCGATGGCAGGGAAGGGGATACCCATCAGCCGCGGATCACCCACGCACTCGGCGAATCCCAATCTAGGGAAATCAGCTGGCGGCGTTGCTCGTTTGTGGGCATGAGCACCGCCTCGATTTTCTGCCGGCCGTCATCGGTGGGGGTGACGCGCATCACCCGGAATGTCCGCACCTGGGGAGGGGCAGTACGGGTCCACTGGGTGCCCAGCAGGTTGCCGCGGGTGCCGCCGCCGCTCACCGTCAGGGTCTGAATGGTGGGACCCGGCGGTGTGGTGCCATCCCAGGCCAGCACCTGGTAGCTGCCGTCCTCGAGCGGTTCGGAGGCCACCAGGGTGCCATCGGGCAACACCGCGCCGTTTGACCAGAGGTCGTTGAGCTCCTCGTCGAAGGCCACCGCAATGTGATCCTCCGGCGCAATCGGCCGCAGGATGCCCGCGTAGGTGGTTTCAAAGCTGATCGGGTCTCCCACCAGCCGCCGCCAGCGGATCAGCAGTTTGGCCGCATCGATCAGGTGCCAGCGATTGGTGCAGCTGGCCTTCATGTCCAGCGGCTCCACAGGGTCGCTGTCGCTGGCGGATGCCTCGCGGATCGTGATCTCCCGCACGGTGGAGAACACCCCGGGAGACAGCAGGTCGTCATTGCTGCGCTCCTCCCGGTACAGCCCGCTCACCTGGATCGGTCGCCGCTGGTCGTCGTCGCTGGTGGTGGACTGGAAGGTGCCTTTCTTGATGTTCTGAGCGGTGAACAGGTCAACGATTTCCACCGGATCAAACGACAACGCCGGCTTGAAATAGAACTTCCCATTCAGTTCATAGAACGCGAGCAAGTGAAGGCTGGCCTGGTCTGCTGCCCACTGCCGCAGGTTCTCCGGCTCCGGCAAAGAACCATCAAAGAAATACCGTCGATCAAAGCACCACTGGGCGGAAGTCAGAAAACTGGGTGCGTCGATCTGTTCGGCGCTCACGTCCTGCCCAGCGCCAAATCGTGGGCTCAAAGCCAACCGAGAGAAGATGTCGGGCAGCAGATGGGTGGGGCCATCGCTGGCCTCGATGTAACGGGGGCAGATGTGGCCGCCGATGATCTGGGCTGAGAGCTGATTCACGCTCTGAAGCTCCAGGGCCGAGCGGATGCTTTGCCCTACCAGAGCAATGTTCGAGTAGCTGGGTACGGTGGGGTTGGTCTCGATGATGTTCACATAGCCGATCTCATGCTCTGGCCCCTGGTTGGCGGTGCTTTGGATCTCGTCGTAAACAAAACTTTCCGCCAACTTCCCCCACGGATCGACAAGGTTTTCACCATCGCTCCAACCCAACCCCAAATCGGTCTTGCCAACGATGGCGGTGCCGGCCCAGTTGGTGGTGGGGCCGTTTATTTGCGTTGCAGTAATCACACCACTCCCATTGCTGGTGATGCTGACGGGAGCACCGTCAGCGGTGAGGCCGAGGTTAAATTCCGTCTCGGCTGGTTTGCTCACCACGAAATAGGTAGTGGAGCTGTTCAGCCCATTTGGCAGACTGCCGGTACTGGAAAGGGTCACACGGTTGCCAATCCGCGGTGCAGGCTCCCCGTCTTCAACCATCGCGAATTGGTTGAAGA